AAGCATGGATGTGTATTACCTGCTGCCGGTGTGTCGCGGAAAACTCTTTATTCAAGAGGGTTGATAGTCCCGTCACGTAAAGTCGACTTTACAGTGGAGCAGATCGAAGATATTATTAATCTATATGTTAATGATAAGCTATCTTCAACAGAGATTGCTAAAACAGCTGGACTTAAATCAGGAGACGCTATAATAAAGGTATTGAGAGAGCAAAACGTAGCTATTCGCTCAAGAGGCGAAAACACAACCATAGCAAATTTAAAGAGAAGTAAAAATGGAAAGTATAACACGAAGTAAACCTCGCCGCTGGGTTGCGTTTTATAGCAAGACTGGATCTGAAATTGTTAATATATCTAGAGCTATCGATAGATGGCCTGATCTTATTGTAACTAATAAACAAGACAATAAAACTACCCATGTAGAACTAATAAAACGAATAAGAGAAAGAGACACTAAGCTAATCACCCTACCGGAGTGGCCGAAAGAAATAGATTATCTTAAAGCAGCAGATAGGTTAGGGTTCTCTATCCTAAGAGAAGAATGGATGAATGAAGTCCTTATTACTCTTCATGGTTATCTTAGAATCTTACCTCCAGACTTTACTAAATCATCAACTATTTATAATGGGCATCCGGGATTAATTACAAAACATCCAGAGCTTAAAGGTATGGATCCTCAAAAGAAAGCTTGGAGTGAAAACCATATTCGAATAGGATGTGTAATACATAAAGTAATACCAGAATTAGATTCAGGAGAAGTTGTAGCAGAAAAAATGATACACAATAACTTCGAAACATTTGTTGACATGCTAGACGCACTACACGTTGCATCTTCAGAATTATGGATAAATTTTTTAAATGAAAGATTACGAAACAATTAAAGCGGAAGTAGAGCAAGACTATCCCGAGACATGTACGATGTTAAAGGGCTTGCTTGAAGACGAATATAAATTATTCATTAATAAACAACACGATTATGGTCCTGGTAATATTTCAGTAGGACAAGACATATCTAAACCGGGTGGCCAGCTAGTTGCTAAGACGGGGCTAGTCTTCCGTATTCATGATAAAGTACAGAGACTAATTAATCTCATCGTTGTGAAACGTAATAGTGAAGCTGCCAATGAACCTATTGTCGATGCGTGGAAAGACTCAAGTTTATATTGCAAAATTGCTCAGCTAGTCGATAATGGTGTCTGGGGTAAATAATGTTAATATCGTTTACAGGAGCTCAATCTTCAGGTAAAACTACATCACTCAATCATTGGAATGAGTGCCAGAATCATTGGAATGTAATTCCTGAAGTTACCCGTAAACTAAAAAGAAAAGGATTTGAGATAAATGATGGTGGTGGTAACTACATCGATACTCAAATCGCAATACTAACTGATCATCTAAATAATATCTTTTCATATGCTAATACAGATATGGATACTATTTTAGATAGATGCATTGTTGATGGATTTATTTACACACGTTATTTCCGAATGGAAGGTAAAGTTGATGAGTTTACAGATAAGATGTTTACAAAAATGTTTAAAAGATATATTCCAAAATATGATTATATCTTTTATACTAGTCCATATGATGTAGCTCTAATTAATGACGGTGAAAGATCTATGAGCGAAAGTTTTCGCAATAAGATTATTAGATTATATGAAGAGTTGATCTTAGATAAGTATCGGAATGTTTTTGTACTTGAAGGGAGTGTGGAAACACGCTATAATAAGATGATAGAGATAATGTATCATGAGTAAACTTGATAATAAAAACGTAAGCAAGCATCTAGGTAAAACTAGTAAATATAAATCCGAATATGATGATAAGCTCTTAGTAAGAGAGCCTAGATCTAGCAATCGTAAACACCTTAAAATCAAAGATAAAGATTTACCATTTGTAGGATATGATGTCTGGAACGGATACGAAGTTTCAGGATTAATGGATAATGGGCTGCCTGTTAATGCTATCGCTAAAGTTGTATATTCTTGTGATAGTAAATATATTGTCGAATCTAAATCTATGAAACTATATTGGAATAGTTTCAATATGACAAAGTTCGGTGAAACGATAGAAGATGTTGTAAGTGGTATTGAGTTCCATGCTGCTGCTGATCTTAGTAAGCTATTACAAACTGAAGTTAAAGTTAAATTATTCGCTTGTGATACAGATTTAAGAGGAGTATCTAATCCATTCTTAGAATCATACGATGGTCATCCAAGCTCTCTAGCAATTATTCCAACTAAAAAATACGTAAGGCTAGAACACTACTTGACAACTGGATGGCGTACAAAGTCTGAGATTGAGATTACTAAGTATAAAGAAGATCCATCTATATTTGATACTAAATATACCTCTGTAGCTCAGCCGAATAATCTAAATGTAATGTCTTCGTTACTTAAAAGTAATTGTCGTGTTACATCACAACCAGATTGGGGAGATGTATTTATTCATATAGAAGGTCGATGGTTACCGGGAGTAAGTGAACTACTTGAATATATTGTTTCGTTTAGAGACGAAAATCACTTCCATGAAGAAATATGTGAAACCATTTATAAACGCTTGTACGATAGGTTCTCCCCGCGGGAACTAATGGTTGCGTGTTTATATGCAAGAAGAGGTGGATGGGACATTAATCCAGTTAGAGCTAATAAAATAGAACTAATTGATAATACTATGTGGGATGAAACTATCCCATGGATTAAGACCATTAGACAATAAAAAAGGGCGCTCTTTCGAGCGCCCTTCGATAATAAACAATATTCGGCTTACTGGAATACTGTGGACTGCGCCGAAGACGCACCACTAGCAAACTGTTTACCAATACCAAGTACAAACACAACATGGTAATAGTTAGAAGCACCAAAGAGGTGATCAACAACACCATATCGAGTCAACATACCGACCTTCGGATAGAAGGAATTCGGATCAATTGACCGTTGCACCATAACCGGGATATAAGGACAGTAAATGATACCAGTATCATAATACTCAGGCCCTTTATAACCAAGTAAGGCATACTCAACCTTATTTTCGGTAGCCGTAGTAGCAACACCGAGATTATACTGCGCTTCAGTACGTGTATCGCGATAAACGTTAAAACGTCCACCAACGTTACCAACCTTAGCAACACCAACCGGCTGCGTGTTAACGTTACCGTTCATTGTCATCCAAGAGAACTCAGGGAGCATCTCGAGAAGAGCGCAAATACTAGGTGTAGCAACAATAAAGTTAGCAGCACCACGACGATTGCGAACAGCCATCCTATTAGCCTCGACAATTAACTTCTGATAGAAGTCACGGTTTCTTTCACCCTGCCAGCGTGCATCAGCAGCTGAGACCTTATACGTAGAGAACCCAGTCTGGTGTCCACCACCAATAGCAGCTTGAACCATGCGAATGATCATCTCACGATCAATCTCAGCTTGAATCTCATACGACATAGCATTTGTCAACTCAGCGTCAACATCAATACCATTCATATTCTTAAGATCCTGCTCGAGTTCAACTGACCAGCGAGCGTTCAACCTACGAGTACCAGCCTCAACAGCTGTCTTCTCGAAGCTTAACTCAACTGTAGGAGCTTCCTTGGCACCGTCAAGCTCAAAAGTTGACAAGAGAGCAGCAAAGCCACTATCAGCCAAAGCAAGACCACCAGATAACCAATGCGAAGTGCCGACTCCAGGCATATGTTCCGTAGTACCATCCTTGACACCATTCTGCACGGTCGAGCTACTCAAACCAGTAAATGATGTACCAAGATAGTTGTGACCCAACTCTCCAGCGGTCTGACCACCATAGGCAGCACCAGTTTTACCACCAGACGTAGTTGCATCAGTAACAGCACCGCCGTGTTTGGCGAGGGCCGTGGCTGTGTTGTCGATCGTAGCTCCACTATACTTATAGCGAAGTGCAAATGCAAGACCAACTGGTCCACTCATCGGCTGAACACCAACGATCTCGTTAGTAATCAACTCAGGGAATGTACGCCGAATCATCGGAATAAGAATCTTCGGTAGGCGCTGATCGCCTGGAGCATAATCATCACCACTATTGTAAGCATTCGCAACTGTGGCTTGGCCACCTTGCGAAATATTTTGCAAGCCGCCACCTAAGGCACTGCCTGCTCCACCAGCGTAGTTACCGCCGGCTTCCCTCAAACACCACTCTTCTTGGTTCTCAAGGAGAATGGCGGTGTTCATCCGCGTATGCGGATTCTCAATAGGCGTTACTTTGTCAGAGGTATAGTCCAAAACAGGACTCCACTTCTCCAACAATTGTTCCGCTCTATTATTATCGATATAATTCGTATTTGGACGTGTTGTAGTTTCGTTCATAATATTAATTTTT